GGAAGGCTTCGTTTTCTTTTTCCCACTCGGACATATTAACTCCAACTCGTAAGGATTGATACGGACATCTCGCAGCTGAGTAAGTCTCCAGACGCAGCGTTAAGAATACTTGGTGCGCTTATTGCGCCTACATTATAGGTCAAGACTGATGCATTGAGTTTAGTAAACACGCCTACTACTGCATCTTCTATTCCATTGAGGTTGCCTTCATTGTCAAACAAAGGCACTGTAATAATAATCTTAAAGTTAGCCATCGGGCTTATTGTGATGTGCTGGTTATTGTTAGGTGTTAGGTACGGATCATCTGGTGACACAATTACAGAATTAGCCAGGACTGTTGCAGGCGGGAAAGCAAAGACTTGGTATTTAGTGTTATCTACTAGCGCAGTGGCTAAGGTAGTGCGAAGTGTCGTGATCGGTACTGGAGGCATTAGCCCACCATCGAACGCGGATCTAGTGCGTGAGCGATCAATCCTCGCACCTTAGCGAGAAGCTGTGCGCTCATTCGGTAAGGGCTTGGCTGGAAATCGACAGCGTTACTGCCTGAAAGGGTGGCTGTACGCGCTTGCCAGATTTCAACAGATATCATCAAAGCTGCCTGCTGAACTGCCATATCTAAAGTGTAATCGACATAAGTGTCACCTGACACTGTGCCGAAAGGTTGAACTGGATGCTCTACTGCTGGAGTGTTGTTGTTGCCTGAAATGTTATAGGTAATATTGTAATCGCCTACTCCAGTGAGAGTCTTGTTGCCATTGTGCTTTGATCCGTTGCCAGCGATTACTACAGTCTGACCTACATAGAAAACTTTCTCGACTTTGTCCTCAAAGTAAAGAGTGCCTGTAGTTGCTGTGTTGCTGTGCGCGATATTGAAATAAGAGTTAGTCCAGAGCATTGGCAGTAGGACTGCATCTGTTGCATCACAGACTTCTTGCAAGGTGGCATCTGGGTACAGCGTACCGACTCCGAGTGTTGCGAAGCTCTGCGACTGTAGTGAGTGCCATTCCTTTCCTTTCTAAAGACTCTAGGGAGTCAGAGGGCTACTGACCCCCTAGAGCGTACTTAGTTACCTGTTTTGATTAAGTTAGGTTGAACTTACGAACACCCTTACCTGACTTAGCAAGGTAGATTGCCAAGTATCCGTAAAGGTTGATCTCGATCTCGCCTGATGTTAGAACATTCACGCGAAGCTGTGTCTGTGGTGATTCCCAGACATAGACTGAAGATGGTGCAACCAAGAACATTGAGTTATCGATTACGCCTGATGTTGAGATGTTGTGATCCACGATTAGATCAGTACCAAGAACATTTCCGCGAACAGATGAAGCTACCGCTGAACCTGAAGCGTTCTGTGTTGGACCTTGTGCTGAATACAGCGCTCGTCCTGTGGTATCAGCAAAGCCTGCGATTGCTGCCCAAGCATCTGTCGATGCGACTAGCTTGTTAGCAAAGTCTCCACCAGTACCCTTATAAGCTGCTGCGCCTTCTACTGAGATAAATGACTGCAATCCAGCTGCTGTTGCTGCTGTAGTTGCTGCAGTTGTTCCTGCTGAAACATAAGCAGCTAGAAGTGCTGCATCTGTTGCCTTCTCGTAAGATTTACGAAGTTCAGCCATCAAAAGTTCCATGAATGCAGGCTGGCTGCGGTCCACGAGCTCAAAACTCACTCGGTTTAACGCACTGAACTTGTTAATGTCAATCGTGTCATAAGATGAGGTCATCCCTGTTTCAGATGGTGCTGCACCTTCGTTAGTGTCTGCTGTTGTTGGAGCAACGTTTGCAGGATCTGCATTCGTATAAAGACGAGGCACAGTGAAGCTCATACCTGATGGCAAAAGAGCTGATCGGGTTGCTGCTTCAAATGCTGGACGACCTGTGAAGGTGTCTGTGATGAATGTGTCTAGGTGTGGTGCAAGTGTCAAGCCTGTGTTTGTTGATGTTGAGTCATCGGCTGCGCGTACTACTCTGCGAGCCTCGTCATCACCAAGAGCTGCCTTGATGTTTGCTTCTAGGTATTGTGCTGAAGTGATTGGTGCTACGCGCTCGCGCACGAATGTTGTTGCTGTCACTACAGTTGGGCGAGCAGCTTCAACCGCTGCTGCTTCTACTGCTGGTGCTGCAACTGTCTCTGGAGTATTCTCCACAGCTGTCTCGCTTTCTGTTGGTGTGATTTCTTCTTCTACTGCCTCTGGAGTTTCCTCAGCAGCTACATCGAGAACCTGAGCAGACTTAAATGCTGGCTCGGTTACCAATGAAACCTCTAACAATTTAGCAGCGGAAACGAACATAACATTTCCCTTCTGCTTTGATTTAATAACTTCTACTCCGACAGACAGACCTGCTTGCAAGCCTTCTTCTGCAAGGATAAGAGCTTCTGTTCCACGATTAGATCGTGAGACTTTGAAAGATGCATAGATGCCATCTTCTTGCTCTGAGAATTGTGTTGCCTTGCCTAGTGGCTGGCGTGAGTCGTGCTGATTAAGAAGCTTGACAGTCTTAGGATCTTCTGGAAGTGCAATTGCGCCCTTCTCAAATACAACTTTACCTGCTGAAGTGTTACCCACTTCGCCTGTTCCTGCTGGCACGATCTTGCCTGAGATTAAGCGTTCCTCAACATTGGCAATGAGTCCAGATGAGAAGTGAATTACTTGGTTTTCCATTATTCGATTCCTTCGCTGCCGTTAGGCGTTAGATCTTCCATCTCCATTGCTTGTTCAACTGTGATCAAGCCTAGAGATAACATCTTTTCAATTACTAACAAGCGTTCCATTGGTTCAGTCTTTAGGAATGAAGAATCAACATCGAACTTAACCGCGTTACCGCGAGCAGTAATGTCATCCATTGAAAGACGATCCTGAATCGCATTTACATAGGGAGCCACAGATAGAGAATAGAACTGCTTGCGCTCATCTAATACATTTGAGTAAGTCATTGATGAATTGGCTTCTGCGCTAACTAAGTAGGCAGGGATCGAACATAGGCGAGCAATCTCTGTTGCAAGGAATTGCTGCGCTTCGTCATACATCATGTCCTTAGGTGAGAATGATGTTGGTTGATACTCCAGAGTAGAAGTCAAGTAAGCAGTGCTGCGATTGTTACGAGCGTTCTTCCATGCTGCAAGTAGTCCTGCAACTTCTTTAGGATCTAGGTCTGCTCCGTTATTGCGTAGCACTCCAGAAGGCATCGGTGTGCTGGCTGCTAATACTGCTGCTTTGCGAAGATCAATTGCCGCTCTGATTGTTTCAGATCCGCGTTCTAAGATTCCTTCGTCATAAGCTTGGAAGGTAACGATTGATCCAAGTCCTGACATGGGAACTGCAACTGCATCGATAAAGTATTGGGTGACAGTCATTCCATAAAGGTCTGTCGTAAATGTAACCTTGACATTGGGAATCCATTGAAAGCGAGAAGGTCTGCCATCTTCTGCATACAGTTCTGTAACCTGCCAATAAGCAACTCCGTACATCATCAATGAATCAACAGTCCACGCCATTGTTACTGAACGCGGTTGATTGATTGCTGGTTGATCAACCCAGACTGGATTGCCTAGTTCTTCACCTGTGGACTTGCGATAGAGGTTAAGTGGAAGATCTCCGACAACTCCAGCAATGAGATTGCGGCATCGAGCTACAGATGGAACAGACATCGCCTCATTGCGATTAACGCGAGGCAGGATGTAGTTATAGAGCGAGTTAAGATTCTCGCCCATAATAGAAGGGGCGTATTGCGCTAAAAGCGATGAACGCTTATCTTCAGAGATTGCTTCAGTTTTGCGAAATAGACCCATAGACAGAAAGTGTAGCATTTGTCAAGCAATTAGACAATGTGCTAGGGCGTGTCTAAGTATAAATCTGAGGCTTAGGTGCAGGAAGCATTAACTTGGAAACTACCATCGCCAAGCCGATAGGGGCTGAGATGTCTCCAGCACTCTTTCGCTTAATGATTCTCCAAGCAGAATCGTTAGTCTTAGCAGCTGTGTTAGTGAACTGCTCAATGAGATCCTTCTGCCCATTGTGAACCACTCTTAAGTTAGTCATTCCCTCTAAGAGATCTCCACAGGCTTTGTAGAACTGTTGTCCAGAGACATCCTCGACCACGACTCCAGAATTGGCAAGCCTGTCTGCAATAGTCTGAGTGGCGTACTTGTCAAAGCACACTAAACGCGGTTTGTAAAGATCAACCCATGACTTGATGCTTGCTGCCATCTTTAGTTCATCGATTGCAACCTGTGAGCTGTAAGTCTCTAGGATGCCAAT